CAGCGTGACCCATTGCATTTCCAAGAGTCACAGCAGCGGCCGTAGCAACACCAAGCGCTAATGCTGTAGTCGCTAAGCTCGCTGGGTTCATAACTCCTTGAAGAAACGCCGCTGCAACGCCCGCTGCTTTTTTAGCAGCCGCAAGCAATCCGGTAGCCACTGCCCACGCTTTGGTAGCAATGGCCGACGCGTTTAGCACCGCAACAAACGTACCAAGAAATACGGCTGTTTGAGCCAAACCTTTGATGTTCCTAGACACCAAGTCAACGGTGCCAGCGAGAACCTTGAACGGGGCAATAATTGCAGGAGTGATGGGCTTGAATGATACAATTAGATTCTTGAATGCCGAGTCAACTTCTTTTAATGCTCCTTGCAAAGTATCACCCATATCCTTAAAGGCTTTGTCTGCCACGCCTGTAGCGTTCTTTTGGTTTTTTAGGTTTTTATTAAACTTTTCCATGTTGCCGCTAACTAAAGGCAGCACCGCCTTTAGAGCATCAACGGAGCCAAATAGCTGCACCAATTTAGTAGTGCTGCCGCCCGTTGCTTGCGCTACATCAGCCAATAGCCCGCCGAATCCTTTGGTGCGCAATCCTGTTTCATTAAACTCAATGCCTAACTCTTTGGCTAGGGATTGCGCTTCCTCTGTTGGCTTTAGTATCGAAACTAACGCCTGATTTAATCCAGTAAATGTTGCTTCAACTGGTACACCTTGCGCTGTAACGGTACTAATCGCGGCGTTTAATTCATCGATGCCAACGCCAGCGGCATTTGCGGTTGGGGCCAATCGTCCGATTTCAGTGGCGTATTCAGCCAATATAATTTTGCCATCATTTTGCGTTTGAATAAATCCATCCACCAAATTTCCGGCTTGAGCGGCAGCCATTCCATAGGCGTTTAACACGCTAGTAACAGCATTGCCAACTGTATTTAAGTCGCTCATGCCACCCACAGCACCCTTGGTGGACGCCTCTAGGATTACAGCCTGGTCGGATACACTCATAAAACCGGCCGACGCAACATCGTATGCTGCGGCTGTTAACTCAACAGCAGATGCTTGTCCTTTCAGTTCATTTGATAGGTTCACGAACCGAGCAGAAGCTGCATCAGCATTAATACCTAGCGATTTAAGCGCACCTTCCGCTTTTGATTGCTGAACTAACGTATCAAATGATTGTTGTAGGGTGAAGGCTGCGCCAGTTACCGCTGCAAGTTGGCCTACTACTGAAGATGCTGCACTTTTAAGCTTTTCAAATATGCCATCAGTCTTCTTAGGGATCCGGTCGAACGAACCATTTAACTTTTCTACCTCATTTTGAATCGCCTTAAGCAGTGACTCCGCCTGCTTGCCATCAATGTTGATGGCGACATTGGCAACTACAGACATGACCGACGACCTCGCATGAGGCCAGTCTACCTGCGGCGATTCTTTCTAGTCGCTTCGTCTTGCTCTTGCGTTTCGATCTCGAATAGGGCTGCCCAGATTTGCAACTCTTCCTTCGTAATGCGCTGGCTTAATTCGCTGAGTGTATAGCCCAGCTCACGAGCCAGGCGAAGCATGAGCCTTAGATACAAGTCACGCTTTAACTCAGTGGCTACTTTCCCGCTTCTGCCTCGGTTACATCGTTCTTGTCTGTGATGACAGCCAGCATCATGATCTGCAAGTCTTCATCACGCACCTCATTCTTCAGTTCAGCGATTTCGCCGGGTCTGAACAACGGTTGACCGGCATCATCTTTTGCCTTCTGAATCAGCAGCTGCAGCGCAAAGGCAATCGCCTCGTCACTTCCGGCGTCCTTCTGAGCCTTCTCCCTCTCGGCCATCGTAAGGGGAGTGCAGTAAAACTCAAACTCACTGCCATCACTCAGCGTGACGACTTTCTTGATGGGAACCAGGTGAGCAGCTTTCTTGAGCCGATCAAGTGCGCGAGCCATGTGATTACGCTATACGATTGGATTGTAGGCATGGAAAAGCCCTGGTACAAGACCAGGGCTTCTGTGTCTGCGTGATCAGCTCTTGACCAGGTCAAACGTAGGTGCGTCGCTCGGGCGGAACGACACTTCGATTGACTGGCCGTCGTCAGGGTTGACCGTGAAGTTGGCAGCCGTCAGGATGACGGGCACCGTAATCGAACGGCTGAGGGTATCGCTGACGCTACCGCCGCTCACCACGCGATCGATGTACAGCTTCATCGTGGCGCCCTCCTGCTCCCGCTGGAGCACATCAGCAACCAAGCGGCTGGCGATGCTGGTGTCTTCGCTGGTGGTGTAGATGGTAGCCGAGCCTGAACCATCGGCAAAGCCGCTGATGTACCGGCGGAATGGCACGGTCTGACCAGCGGCCTGGCCGATGGTGGTAACGTCGATCTCTTCGCGGGTTACTTCAAACGACCACTCGCGCACCTCGGCTACTGCCACAAAGCTGTCGTATGCCACCTGAAAGATGTTTGGCGTTACAGCCGTGCCATCATCGGTGATCGCTACGGTAGAGCCACCAAGCGTGGCAGACACCTGCATGGCACCAGTGCTGGCGGTGTAGGTGATGACGTAGTAGGTAGTAGCAGCAGAGATCCCGGCAGGCAGGGTGCCAGATCCCGCAGCGCCAGTGTTGACGTTGATCACGCTGAACTGCACCGGGTCGCCAACCTTGAAGCCAAGGAACGGCATGACGGTGATCACGTCAGTGGTGGCATTAACGCCAGATTCGGCAAACGTGGCAATGGTGCCAGCTGGTTTGTAATAGAGCGCCCCGGCTGTGCCGGACAGAACGGTGGCAGACATCAGTCAGCGGAAGAACTGCCGTCAGTCTACATACGCTTCAAACGTGATCGTAAGTTGCGTTTGGTAGTACGCTGCAGGCGCTGGTGGTGTGATCTGCGCCGGTCCCGATGCTGCGTCGAAGTGAATATCGCTGACCACTTGCCGGTCAAATAGATCCTTGATGCGCTCGGCAATGGTGAAGTTCGCCGCAGTGCCAGCGCCTAGCGGCGTGAACACATTGACCGTCAGCACGCCATTCTGCCGGTTAAAGCCAGTAGACGGCGCCAGCAGCGTGGCATAGGCGTTATCGCCAAACCGAATGAACGCCTGCAGCCATGGCGTGTTGTTCGGCGGCGTAAATGGTACGTTCTGATAGCTGATCGGGTATACCGGTGCGACAGCCATCTGCGTAGCAATGCGTCCTTCAATGGCAGCGCGGATGTCGTTGTAGGTAGCGGTCATTGCCTGTTACGGGTGTAGGTTCTGCCAATGCCTGCGGCAGCTTTTATTATTCTGCCTTGCACGTCTTTTGCGACACCTTGCACCCAGCCGGGCTCGGCTTGCTTGCTGCGATACTGACCACCCCATGACGGAGGGTAGCTGCCGCCTGCTAGCGGCTCGGCATACGGCAGGTTGTTGTGCACTGAATAGATATTGCCGACTTTCTCTCTCTGGTAGCCAAGGCGTTTAATGGCAGTTACGCCTGGATAACTGCCGGATGGCGCAATGCCCCCAGGCGCTGCGTTCTCGCCTACCTGCCAGCTGGCACGGAATCTGCCAGTGTCAACCGGGCTGGCTTGCTTAAGCAGGCTGTCAGTCTCTAGCACCGCTGCACGCAGCAATGCTTCTAGCCGGTTTTGAACATAATTACCAATTTGATCTACCCGAATTTTTGCCATTAGTCCCTCAGGATCAGCTCATAGGTGATGGCCGTGTTGTCCTGTTCGATGGTGCGTACCTCGATTATCTGCAGGCTGCGATTGCTGATGATGACGCGATCGGCGGTTGTTGGCACTGCTGCCGTGTCTGCTGCAGCGATGGTCAACCGCTTATCGCCAGCTTCGATCAGGTCATTTACCTCACGCAGGCTTACATCCTCTAGCACTCCACGCAATGCGGTATCACTGGTGGATTCGCTGACGGTGCCAGTAGTTGGGTTATAAACGCCAGGTGTTACACGGCGCAGTGTTGCAACACCACCAAACCTGGCCATCAACTTACTGGCAACCTTGCGTAGCGGGCTAGCGAGTGTCATGCGAATACCTCGGTGGCTACAAGTCTGCCGCGCGCAAAGGTGATGTCAACGTTGCTGCTGTGGTTGGCGATGAACAGTGCTACTTCATCGTTAGCGGCCATGCTGATCATCCAGTTGGTGACCAACTTGGCTTCGTCGTTGCCCGAGCCGGTGAAGGCGCGGCATTCGGTTTGATCTATGGCGGTGCCGTTCTTGGCCAGCTTGATGCCGAGCACCTTGTTGTTGCCGCTGACGGTCTTGGCGTCGATGCTGCCGTAGATCTGCATCAGCTTGGTGGCGCCGCTGGTGTTCTTCACCGCAAATGCGTTGGTGGTGCCGAGCGTCATGCCGCTTGCGGTGGTGGAGTCGAAGGTGGCGGTGAGGCCGGTGGAGACGTACACGCCCTGCGTAACTATGTCAATGGTGCCGCCATCCATCTTGCTGGCTTGACCGCGCACCATGACTGCAGCCGCGCCAGAGGGGCCTGCAGGCCCTGGCGTGGTGACAACGACTGTGTTGGTAGTCTCGTTAACGGTTACGGTTGTCATGGTGCTGTGTAGCCCTCAGAGACGAATACGATGCCTTCTAGGTAATAGTTGCGCAAGCCGCTGGAGTCTTCCAACAAAATATCGTAATAGGCTTCATTAGGAAAGCCTGCAGTCTGCGTATCGGTCAAGGCAATGCTGATTTGTCCAGTAGAGCGGTTGGTGTAGGTAACAGCAAAGTCAGCATATTTTGTGGTGCGGCCTTCATTCCACACTTGCGCGTAAGCAGTCCAGCCGGTCAGGTTGATATTGGCATTATTGGAATCTTTGAACTGCAGCGACAGGTCATAATCAGCCCGACGCTGGATGGCGATATTGTGCTGGCCGGGTTGAACGCTCATAGCCAGACTCTAGCCGGCTGCTCAGGGCTCACCGCATACTCTGCCCAGCCTTCCGGCAGTTCGCCCACGTAGTTGACGTGCCAGCCGCTCAGCAGCACGGGTGGGGTGATCACCTCGCCGGTGTCGGGGTCAAAGGTGCCGCCTTTGT